GGTTGGCTGGTCGTGTTGATTGTATTGCTGAGTTTGATGGTACTCTTAGTGTAATCGACTTTAAGACTGCCAGTAAACCAAAAGAAGAATCATGGATTGAAGATTATTTCGTACAAGAAACTGCGTATGCAGGAATGTTTTACGAAAGATATCGTAAGAAAGTAGAACAAATCGTCACCATTATTGCCGTTGAGAATGGTGACCCCCAAGTTTTTGTAAAGGATAATATTGATCATTATTTTACCTTGCTTGAGGAGTACATCAAAACATACCACGGAATCAATGGATGATATCAAAACACTAGAAGAATTTCTTGAAGAAAATTTTATGACCCCTACAAAATTTGCAGATGAGATTGAAACTCTCGTCAAATATCATGATGTCAATTATATTGAGGCAATTGTAGAGTTCTGTGACATGAATTCAATTGAGATTGAAACTGTACCAAAACTTATTTCAAAACCTCTCAAAGAGAAGATCAAATACGAGGCACAAAAACTTAATTATATTAAGAAAACCTCACGGGGCGTGTTGCCCATTTAGAAAGATGAAATTTTTCGAAAACGAAAGAGTAAGAGATGAAGTAATTTATCTACAAGAAACATTCGCCCAGTTGCAGAGAGTCGCTACTGACTTTCCATATATGGAGCATGATGATAAAAAAGATTTCCTTGAAGAGTGTATGGACTTGATCGATAAACAAAAGATCATGTATACCAGAATATCTCTATCAGATGATGAAGATGCCCAGGAGATGAAACGACAGATGGATAACCTGTCAAAAATCTTCGGGTCCAACTGCGGTCTCCTGCCAGTCCTCAATTCCATGGAGGAAAAGATGAAAGGTTTCCGCAGACAACTTGACACCAGTGACTGACTGGGTTATACTGGTGTCGTCCACAAGCCAAATCCAACTAATACGGAGAATACAAACATGTCTTTTGCATCCCTCAAAAAATCTTCCAAGTCTTCTTTCGCCAAACTGACTTCGACTGTAGAGAAGATGAACTCTACTGAGTCTCAAGGTGGACCTGACGAAAGGTTCTGGAAGCCTGAGATGGATAAGTCTGGTAACGGTTATGCAGTTATCCGTTTCCTTCCTGCCCCTGACGGTGAAGATATTCCTTGGGCCAAGGTCTGGTCCCACGCCTTCCAAGATAAGGGAGGTTGGTACATCGAGAACTCCCTGACCACTCTGAATCAGAAAGACCCTGTGGGTGAACTGAATCGTGAACTGTGGAACAGTGGTCGTGAGTCCGACAAAGAAATTGCTCGTAAACAGAAACGCAAACTGTCTTATTACAGCAACATCTATGTGGTTGAAGATCCTCTGCATCCCGAGAACGAAGGTAAAGTCTTCCTCTACAAGTTTGGTAAGAAGATCTTTGATAAACTAACTGAAGCAATGCAACCTGCATTTGCAGATGAGAAACCCATCAACCCCTTTGATATGTGGGAAGGTGCGAACTTCAAACTGAAGATTCGTAAGGTTGAAGGTTATTGGAACTATGATAAGTCTGACTTCGCTGCTCCTTCTACTCTTGGTGGTTTCAGTGATGATGAACTGGAAGTGATCTGGAAGAAAGAGTATAGTCTGACTGAGTTCACTGATCCTCGTAACTTTAAGACCTTTGATGAACTTCAAAACCGTCTGAACATTGTCCTTGGTAACCGACCTGCTCGTGCAGTTGGTCCTAACGCAAGTGCTTTCAATGAAGAAGAGGAAGAGGTTCTTCCCGAAGAACTCTATGCTGCACCTACTCCCGCAGCATCAACTTCTAACTGGTCTGATGCTATTGACTCTGTTAGTTCCTCTAATGATGATGGTCCTGATCTGAGTTACTTCGCACGTCTCGCTGAGGAAGACTGATGAAAGTCTTGACTCTTGAGGACTACCAGAAGGCAGGCGAGTCCTTCTGGCCAAAGTATTGGTATGTTGCCAAAGAACTTGGTGAAGATGCCAAACCTGAGGATATTCTGAAAGTGTTGGAGGCAGTCGGTACGGTTGCCCTCAAACTAAAACTGGAAGATACCCTCGCTCCTTTCGGATTCAATAAGAAGAAAGAAGAAGACTGATAACTAGGATGGGGGGGAGACCCCCCTAACCTAAATCCAGCTGCGATTCCAAAAAAGCTGGGAAAAAAATTCTGGCAAAAAATCGTTAAAAAAGCTGAGCATGGACGTTTTCAATTTTTCCGAACATTTCTTCGCTGAAGACCTAAATGATGAAAAACTCATTCAAAATACTATTCGGGATTTGTACTCTTTAAAAGAGATGGAACCTGAATCTGATGGAAGATCAAATAATTTTGGGTGGCAAAAAAATGGGATCCATAACCTTCAAATTATGGATCCAATTAAGCCACATATTACCAAATTTGTAAATTCTACTGTTGAGTGGGTATATTCAGAATATACTTCTGAAAAGGAAAGAGAAGATCAAAATTTACATTGGGTAATTTCAATTGAAAATATTTTTGCTAATATAAATGGAAAAGGATCATACCATGTAATGCATCAACATGGAGGAGCCAACTATTCTGGGGTTTTGTATCTTCAGACTCCAAAAGACGGAGGAGATATTTATCTTCAAGCTCCATTTCACAGTCCATGGATGAATCTTTTACCTATTCCTGCAATTCAGGACTATTATAGACAAATTACTCCATATCCAGGATTGATGATTCTGTTCCCAGCATACATGTTACATCATGTAGACAAAAATAGAAGTAACAAGGATAGGATTGCTATTTCTTTTAATGTAAACGTTTGCTATAGTAGCGACGTTTACCATGCAATTAGAAAAACCTAGCTAACGATGAAGAAATACCAATTCCAGTAGTTTCTGGAACATATTCGGTTTTCTGTTTATAAGCAATTTTCTCTTCAAACTCATTAATAAATTCAGGAATAACTTCAGGAGCAAGAATGTTCAATTTTCCTTTTGATTCATTCAACTCCCTTTCATAATCGTTGTAAGTTACAATATCCAACACTTGGCTTCCAGAGAGAGTTGCTCTTTGGAAGCTTTTTGCTACAAATCTTACATTTGATTGAGTTGTAAGAGCTGCTTGAGATAAGATGATAGAGTATTGACCATCTGTAGATCTTGAGACTGTATCGATCTCTACGTTACTTGGAAACAACTCGCCACTTACTTCAACTTGTTGTCCATTTGAGATATTTTTAACAAGTTCTGGTCCAAAGTTATTATCGACTGGAATTGCTCTAGTATCTCCTTCAGTGATATCTGCATAAAATGGATATCCAGTGAAGAAAGGAGGCATTTGGAAAGTAAAGTCTTGATTTACTTCTAGTCCACCTTCAAGAATAACTGCTCCGTTTTTTGGATGAAGGATTTCTTTAGTTAAGTAATATGCTGCTGCATATGGATTTGGGTATTTTGTTCTAATAAATTCCACCAATTCAAGTTCTGACATTGGCCATTCATTTCTGATGTCAGTGATTTGATTGAAAAGAAGAACGATCCATTCGTATGTGGGATCACCATAGAATTTAAATGCTACATCATATGGTTTTTCTCCATCCTTGATGTCATAAGGTTCGTAATATTCTAGATATCTTCTTAAATCTTCTCTAAATTTTACTCCACGGTACAGATTTTTCACTGTTACCATATCTCCATTATCCCCTACGGGGAGTTTTAAGTTTGGGAGGTTTGAAAAGTAAGTAGCCATTAGAATTGAACTGCGGAGGAATTTGCGAAATCTGCTTTTGTGAGAATCTGAGTTTCTTTGAAAGTCATCTGAATGTTTACTGCAAGACCATGATCAGATGCAGTAGTCAAATCTCTACCAGTAACATAATTTCCATCAGGAGTATAATCAACAGATAAGTTCATCAATACAGCAGGTTTGAATTTGTGCAAAATTGCCGACTTTGATTTTCCCATCCTTTTATATTCAAGTCCAAATGAATATGGAATGTCTAACCATCTTTGAGATGCATTTCCAGATCCACTAAAACTTGGGTGCATTGCATGTTTTAAAACATTCACAATTTTTTTAATTTCTGTACTTTCGGCAGCATTTCTTGGAACCATCTTAATGTTAAAAGAGTGTTGACGAAAATCTACAGCTCTAAAGACGTTT